GAAGTGTTTGTTGGACAAGCGGTCTGCTTGGCATTCAGCCCTGCCCCGACGGCCAGGGGGCCTGGGGGGTCAGGCATGCCTATGGCATGCTGTAGGCATGCACCTGATGCACTGGTGGAGGGGTAGGTAAGCTCTACGCATGGTGGGATGTGTCAGGAGGACCCTGACGTTTGTCAGGGAACCCTGACGCTTAGGTGCATATGCTCACACGTTGTGCGTGTGAAGTAATTGAAAGAATAGGCGTCGCAACTACTTAGCGCTCGCGCATGTCGGGTGAAGCAAGCATCACGTCAGCACGTGGGCACGACAGCGCGGGGGGTCTCTCCGTTCGAGAAGTGCTTTCTCTCTGTTCTAGTAAAAGTGGTGCTCTACATTAGTCCGAACGCGATTTATCATCCTCCCGTCCTCACATGATGCTTGACACCCTGCCGCTCTCGCGGCATACTGTCCTCCTACCTCAATGGAGCCCGCCATGTCATCCGATCCAGGCATCACTCTAGTCATTAAGAGTGGATCAATCCAGGCAGCGACAGAGTACGCTGCGCAGCGCGGCATCTATGCACAGAGCATGGAGCTGCACCCCAAGTTTGCAGAAGTACGTGCACGCGTACGCAAGGCATATCTCGACGCAGTATGCGCGTGGTTCAACGAGCCAATCGAGACCTTACCCGCTGGAATGAAGATGTTCGGCTCACTGCTCTTCTACAGCGTCGATGATACACAAGAGACACTAGGCTGGAGCAAGGTGCAGTCATGATACACTGCGATCAATGCCAAGCACTGATGATCAATGGCACATTCTGCCACGAGACTGGCTGCGCTAACGCGCGTAAGACTTGGAACGGCGAGGAATGGGTGCGCATGGTCAAATGCCTCAATTGCGACTACGCATTCGAGGAAGGCAGCGGCCACGACTGCACACAGTATGAGGAAGAGGAGGAGGAAGAGGAATGAAGAACAAGGACGAACAAGCCTTTCGCCAGCCACCTCGGGCTACGCCCGAGGACAGTCGCCACAGCCGCACTGGCCGCATTAAGCGAAATGATTGGAGCACATACACGCCACAGCACATTCAGCTGTGGGAGGAGTTCGCAGACTGGCACAAGCTTAGCCTGTTCGGCCTCAGTGCGAAGGAATGCCGGGCGATCAGCACACAGCTCTACACGTTGCGCTTGCGCCTAGAGAAGGCGGCGCACGTCGATCATGAGCCATACGCCCAAGAACTCTATGAGCACATCCAGCACGCCTACCTACAGCGTAATGAGCAGCCAGATGGCACCTGGACGCTGATTGGGAGCATAAGCGCGCTGTCGCGTCACATGGGCGGTGTGCCGGCACCGCGAGCGGTGCCCAAGAAGGAGGACAAGCCATGACAATGGCCATCAGCGCGCTCACCGCGACCGCACTTGTCGTCATCCTAATATGGATGATCCTCGAACTGAGGAGGAAATGAACATGGAAACGATCGTGTGGGTGTGCTTCAGCGTATTTGCCGTATCAGGCGCTGCAATGATCCTCGCCCTCGTAGCTTGGGCGTGGCTCGATTAAGGAGGACAAGCCATGACATCGCTCGCACAGCTGGTCATCATTGCCATATTGCTCGCCTACATCGGCTGGTGCATTGGTGTGATCGCGGGAGTGTGGCAATGACCAAGCGCTTTGCCCGCGAAGCGCTGAAGTGGACAGCCATTGCTGTTTGGTTCGACATCAGCGATCGGTTTGTTGGTGGTCCACTCGATTGGCTCTTCGCCCAATCCCATTGGACAGCCTGGCTTGACGGCTTCACGAACGTATTAGGTGCGAAATGACGAGGAATGACTTGACAAAGCCTAGGTATTCTGCCACAATGCACACGTTAACCCCAGGCGGCGCTGCCGCCTCCCTCAGCCCGAAAGGCACTCCAATGTCAGAAGACAAAGCTCCCCGCGTCCGCATCGCGCGCAGCACCGTGGCCGGCGCCGTCTGCGCCACCAAATTCTACATCGGTGAGGACGAGGCCACGTGGCCACGCCTGACCACAGACACGAATGAGTTCAGCGAGCGCATTCAAGAAGAGCTGGCCGCGACTGGCCTAGCCTACATCCAAACGCAGGAATACGCCGGGCAGACGAGTGACCCCACTGTTGCGCTGAATATGGTACGCCAGCTCCACGCATCGCTGCGCGATGGAACGTGGCACCCTGGCAGGGTCGGCGATGGCGGCGGCCCGAGCGAGCTGGTGCTCGCTCTAGAGATCGTCCTGGCTGACCAGAACGCCAAGGACCCAGCCACCTATCCCGCTTACACCCGGCAGCAAATCGAAGATATGGTTGAGCCACTCAATCCGGTCGAGAAGCGCAAGCTGAGGTCGGACCCAATGCTGACGGCAGCCATCGCAGACATCCGGCGCAAGAAGGCCGATGCGCTGAAGCGCAGCGTGCGTGGCAAGCAGAGCACCGGCCTGTCGCTATTCGCTCGGCCAGGGCAGGCCCAAGCGGCAGAGTGACGTTCTATTTCTGGCTGGGCCGTGAAGCGGAGCAATATGAGACGCTTCTGCGAGCGGCCCAGCTAGCGACGGAATGGATACGGCGCGACCTTCGGGTCAGCCCCTATATATAAAGAGAGGGAGCCGGACCCTCGGCTCCCTCACGGGAGGCAAGCAATGTGGGTAATCGTTGCCTTTACGATCACAGCTCAGCTATATGTCATCAGCCACGTTTATGACACCAAGTCCGACTGCCAGTCGGTACTGAAGGTGGGCATAATGCACGATATGGCTAAGCCTAAGCCGGTTGTGCGCTCGGCGCAGTGTGTGGAAGTAGTGCCCCAAGCGGAGGAGCGCTAAGCTACTCCGACAGGTCCGTCATGATGATGCTGGACCAGGGATAGGGGATACCCCAGCCACTGTGTGGCTCCACGAAGATGACGGCGGGCGCCCGGTGCGTGTCGGCGAGCGCCTCGCCCAAAAGGCCGGCGTCCTCGGGCGCGCAGCTCGTCAGGGCGCAGAGCGCCACGCCCACGGCGCATACCAGCCAGAACCACTTATCGGCGTCCACGGGCTTCCTCCTCGACTTTAGCGGCACGCGCCGCACGGGTGCGCATATGGGCACTTCTCGCCATGCGGGTCAATCGCCCGCGACATCTTGCCGCACCCGTTAACACTTCTTAAATGTTGTGTTTAACCCTAAAACCCGTATAATCCCCAACCACTTAGGCACCGGAGGTTAACCATGATTGACCTACTCGAACGCCTAATCACAGACGCCAAGGTCAAGGCCAACCGCTCAGACGCGAAGCGGGCAACAGCCATACGACCACTGGCCCAACCAGGCACCTACGGCGCAGCGCTGCGCGAACAGCTCTCGGCTGAGGCCGAGGCGGGGGAGACTTCGGCCCAGTATGAGGCGCGCTACAAGCCCAGCCTCCCCCGCGCCCTGGTCCTACTGACCACTGAGACCTTCTGCACCAACTGCGGAGCCCGTTACCGTGCCCCTGGCCATAGCATCATAGCCGAGTATGCGTTCAACCAAGCCAGCGTCTGCCGCACGATGGACGATGTCTGTAGGCACGACAGACGCGCAGCGGGGGACAGGGGAGCATCGCTCCCCCGTGAGCACCGCACTCTCACCGTGCACGCCCCAGCCTGTGAGGCGTGCTTCTGATGTGGATAGTCATCACTCGGTGCTATGGCGACTTTGAGGGCATCCTTGGGAACCATGCCTATCCTGATGAGCTATCGGCGCGTGCGGCCATTGCCCTGGACGCCCAGCACAACCATGACCTAGACTACGAAGTGCTCGAGCTATCTCTAGACCCGCCAGTGTCGCAGCCAAACCAGGTAGACAGCCTCTTGGCAGGTCAGCAAGCCGACCAGGCGGATAACCAATGAGATCACTTGATGCTTACCCCGCCAGAGCTCAATTTTTACCTGCTCTCCGTGAAGCTCCTGCGAACTCCACCACGCGTGCAGCCAGCGGAACCACGCGAGCCCGCGCACCGCGTCAAACCCCCCGTTCACGAGGCGCTCGCCATCTACGCTCCACATCACAACTTTCCAGTCTTTATAGTGTTTCATGAAGGCGTCCCTCCCTTTCGGCGGCACTCTGACGCAGGGCTGCGCCCTTGCCTAGTGTCTTTTTTCGGCCCATCCTTCGGCCAAACAAAAGCTAACCCCGTGGTATCCTGCCAGAACTTTACGCATCCTTTACACAGCCGCGTGACGAAGTCACGTGCCGCATGCGCTCCACTTGCGCACTCTTCCTCAACTCTTCGCTTTCCAACATATATATTATGCGACATCCAACCCTCCGGGTTTGGGTTAACCCCCAAGCTGGCGCCAGGCTTTGCGCCGTGTCAAGAGCTTAACCATACATTTCAACACGTTAACCACGCCCTAGCTCTCACGGTCGGGTACGACCTGCGCGGAGCGCAGAGCAACCGTGTCACCTGCACCGGCAACACAAGGATAAGCCCCAAGCGCTGTGGAACGCGCATCCAGTGCCGTGGGCGAGTTCCTGTCCGAGTTGCCTTGGCGGCGCACGGCCAAGCGCTCTGCGCGCAGCGCAGGCGTTGAGCTGAGAAGCCTGACCGCCATGCGCCGCCGTAGCTCCCACACTGGCACACCGCACGAACGGCTGAACGTGGAGCTGCCCACGCCCCTCCTCGACCGCGTAAGGCTGCGCCTCCTAGACCCCCGCACTGGCGTAGCCGCCTATGGCGCGATGCGAGTGACGGTGATTGAGGCCCTCAACCTCTGGCTGGAGCGCCAACAGTGACCCTCTACCCACTCCGGCGCTCTTCCTTCCGCGACATCACCGGCCAGCGCTTCGGGCGATTGGTTGCCCTGCGCCCAATGCGCAACCCAGCCCACCATGACGAACGCCATGTCTTCTGGCTATGCCTCTGTGACTGCGGCAAGCGCTGCATCACACTAGGCAGCAGCCTTCGGCGCAAGCACCGGCCTACCCGCTCCTGTGGCTGCCTGCAATGGGAGCGTATCGATCACCCTGTGGAGGTAAAGATGACCCAACCCAAATGGCAAGCAACCATCCGCTATGTCGATGGCACGGAAGCAAAGCCTCCGTTTGAGTTCGACAACTTCTCCGACCTGGAGATCTTCGTCAATCGCCCAGGCGCCAACCATAACAACGTTGATCACATCAGCATTAAGCTGACCGACCCCCTATGGCGTTCCACGCCTCCGCCAGGCGGAGCACTTCAATGACCGACGAAGCCAGGCGCAGCGACCTAGTTGACATCGCCTGCGTCATCCTACGCCAGACCGAGCGTGCCTACTGCATCGACGCTGGCACGGGCGACGACGTTTGGCTCCCGAAGTCCCAATGCCAATGGGACGAGAGCGACCACACAATGGCCATGCCCGAATGGCTAGCCAAAGACAAGGGGCTGATCTAGTGACCCAAGGCATGGTTGCCATAGCCTTCATCTGGGGCCTGAGTGCCTACCTGCTGGTATGGTGGTGGCTGCAATGAGCCATAACAGTCTTACTTTGGAGGCTGCACGAGTGGAGCCGAGCATGAGTGACGCACATGAGCTTGTGGAGGCCGCCCGAGCCAAGATCCTGCGCGGTGAGGACCTAACCGATGACGAAGTGCGAGAGGTTATCCTGGCCGCCCGTGCCGGGCGCCGCTCCGCCGCCGAAGGCACGCGTAAAGCGCGCAGTAAGCCACCTACCGTGAGCATAGATACTCTCTTCAGGCGCCAAGAACCAATCGGGAAGCAATGACATGAGCGCCCAGCCCGCCGTCTTCCCCTCCGTCATCGACAATTCCATGCGCGAATACTGGGTTGCCTGCCGCCACAAGTGGTTCCGCAGGCACTGCCAGGGCCTAGCCCCTCGCTCCACGAGCAACGTGCACTTGCACTTCGGCAAGTGCTTCGCCGCTGGCCTGCACACCACACGGGTGTGCTATTATGGTGGCAGCACAGCCCAAGACAGCCTCCTCCATGGCTCGCGCCGCATCCTCTCCGAGTGGGGTGACTATGAGATGCCTGACCTACCGCCTCCTGCAAGCAATAAGACCCTCTCCGCCTGCCTTGACGCTCTACTGTCATACTTCATTGAGTACCCACTGGAGAGTGATCGTGTGCGTGCCTTGGACATCGGACACGGGACTATGGCTGAGACCAGCTTCGCCGTGCCTATCCCCGGCTGCTATCACCCCGTCACTGGTGAACCTCTTATCTACGCCGGACGATTTGATATGGTTGGGACCATTGGCTCCGCCGTTTGGGTAGTGGATGAGAAGACCACAACGCAGTTGGGTGACCGTTGGGCCAACTCCTGGCGCCTACGTGGCCAGCCTACCGGCTACTGCTGGGGCCTAAGGCAATACGGGCTCCAGCCCATTGGTGCCATCATCCGAGGCGTCGGCATACTCCAATCCCGCATTACCTTCGCCGAGAGCATCCAGCCACGCGCCCCCTGGCAGATCGACCAGTGGCTTCGCCAGCTGCAGCACGACGTGCAGGAGATGGTTGAGTGCTGGTACGAGTACACAGCCAACCCGAACGGCCTCGACGTTGGAGACAGGGAAGGCAAAGCCTTCCCTCGCAACCTCGACCACGCCTGCTCTGACTTCGGAGGTTGCCCTTACCTTTCCCTCTGCGACACCGCCGACCCAGAGCCCTGGCTAGACGACTACCGCATAGAGTTCTGGGACCCTCTAGCACAGAAGGACTGAGCCATGACGGAAGAGCAAAGACGCTACCAAGAATGGTTTGACCGGCAGATCAGCCAGATCAACGACGAGCTGCTCCCCCGCGCCAGCGTCAGCCGCCTGCCCTCGCATAACAGCGCCGACAACCACCATGACACCTACATGGAACGTAGGATGAAAGACCTGGCTGACAGGCTATTGAGCAAGCAGCTCACAAGCAGGCAACCCACGGACCGCGACTTTGACTTCACCACTACCTTTGGCGCCAGTCGCCACCTAGACCGGGATTGGAGGAACGACGAATGACAGCCTATTGGGGAGAGCCCACCATCCACAAGTGCTCTAGGATCAAGATAGGGACCCTGACTAGGCATGACAGCGTCGCTGACCCTTTCTATACCCGCATGATATATTTTGTCGGTGAAAATGGCGACTGCATCTCCTTTAATGTCTTCGGCGACAATCCCATACAGATAGATACCCCTAATGAAAACTAATACCCTCCTCATGGGTCAGATCGGCACGGGGAAGACGAAGTCGTTGGAGACCCTCCTCCATTCACTTAGGCGCCTCTACGCCGACAAAGCATTCCTTGGTGCCATCAGTATGGAACCGGGCATCGAGGACGTGCTGGGTCACATCTCATGCGCCGAGGGGCTACACTGGCACTATATCCGCCCCCTGCCCCTAACCTGGGACGAAAGCATGTCGTTCATCCGCAGGATGAACACAATGAGCGTCAAGGCCCTAGCTGACGCCAATGACCCATCCCGAATGCGCTATACGGGGTTCTTCGATGTCTTTGAGACCTGCAAGGCGTTCAGTTGTGATCGCTGTGGCGAGGACCTTGGCTGCGTTGATAATTGGGGCGATGATAGTGCTCTGGCCATGGATGGTCTTTCCGGTCTGTCTCGTCTTTGTATGCAGTGTCTCGTGGGTGCTAAGCCGTTCGTTTCACTGCCAGAATACAAAGCTGGCCAGGAGGCCGTCGAAGCCCTGATGAATATGTGCCTGCCCTTGCGTTGCAGCTTCATCATGCTGGCGCACACGGATCGTGAGATCATTCATGAGACTGGCCAAGTCATCACCACCGTCCACACCATTGGCCAGAAGCTTGCACCCAAGCTGACAAAGATGTTCAGCGAGGTCATCATTACCAAGCGTAGCGAGGGGCCTCGCCCTTCGTTCACATGGAGCAACAACGAGCCAGGGACGGAAACGAAGTCGCGGCGACTTCCCTGGAGCGACAAGCTAGAGCCCGACTTTGGACAACTCTTCACGGCGCAGCCGTGATGACACTGGTTCTAAACCTGGAAAAGCGCGAAGTAGAAGAGTGGCTTCGTGACCGCTTTCTAGAACTTAAGCTAGACATAGAGCACCCTTACAGAAGGGAGGATATAACCGTACAACTTTATGCCCCTGGCCACGCACAAATCAGTATCACTACACCCTAGAGGAGTAACCCATCCATGACCGACTTCAGCGGCTTCGACCCACGGTCCCTGCTCACAACCACCGTCAAGGCCAAGCTTGATACCAAGCTCCCCCCCATCCCCCTTGACGAGACGGATGAGTTCCTGGGCCTCTGCTCCAAGGTGGAGACCCGCGTCATCACGTCCAAGAAAGACAGCTCCCAATACATCAGCCTTGACACACAGTGGAGGATCATGGACGAGGCCGTGGCTGCCCGTATGCATATCGAACAGCCCACAGCCCGCTATTCATTCCTGCTGGAAGTGGACCCGGTAAAGGGTCTCGAAGTGGGGCCGGCGAAGAACGTCAAACTTGGCCGTCTCCTCGAAGCCTGTGGCATCCACTCAAAGGAGTGGTCCCTCTCCATGCTGGAAGGCACCACGGCGTGGATCAAGATTAAGCACCGCGCCGACGACGATGACCCAGAAATCATCTACAACGAAGTGGCCAGGGTGACTTCGTCACCTAAGCGCCGTGCGGCATAGCCGAGGAGTAGGCCCCAATGCCTTATCGTGCGGCAAGCCATGGAGGGCTTGGATACGGGTCCGAGGGCACCTCTTCGCCCTCGGATACTTTGCAACCAGGGAGGACGCCAGAGCTGTCTACCGTGCCGCAAAGCGGGACATTGCCTACCTCAGGGACATCGCCTACCTCTCTGCGAACCGCTGGGGAGATAGTTGGCAAGGCAGCCCTCCTGGTGGAGGGAGACCGCGGCGCACAGCATGGCCCGAAGGAGCGCAACCATCAGAACATAGCCGACCACTGGAACGCCTACCTTGGATGGCGCTTGCGTTCTCCCCTCTCCGCCCTGGACGTTGCCCTGATGATGGTCGAGCTGAAGGTGGCCAGAACCAAGGCCGGCGCGGGCCTAACCAACGTGGACAACTACGTTGACATGGCAGGCTATGCCGGCGTGGCCGGCGAGATTGCCATGAACGGCGCAGAATGCCCCCAAGATGCCTCACGAACGGGAGATAGGTAGTCATGGAAACTAAAGCGCCGGAGGCCCAACTAGCCGACGCAGTGGCGCACACCATAGACAGGGTTGTCGATATCAGCAAAGACGCTGACTACCTCAACAAACTTGCGCAGAGAATGCATGAGCAGCAAATCATCTCTAAAAATGCAACTAAGCGAAGTAATACAGCTAGATTGAGGTTCTGCCAAGCATTGGCGGCGACCTTCGACAGGTTAAAGCCTTTAGGCATACCCTTCAGAAAGTGGGCACGGGACAATCTAATATGTCCTAGCACTAATAAACCATGGGGACATAGTACACTGGATAACTACCTCCGATTTGGAAGAGACCCCGAGGAGTATATCCAGCACCTAGACGGGATGAGTGCTCGCCTGAAGGAAATAAACAAAAAGACTAAGATTGCAAAGACACGGGTGTCAAGGGATGGCCGCTACAAGGTCGTCGCCCTGCGCGTTGATCCCCCTGCCGACCTAGCCGATGAGCTAATCGCCTTCCATAAGCTATGGGATGTCCTCTCGGCTGGCGCCCAAACCGAAATCACGGCAGAGATATGCTCCGCTGTCTGATCGTCGGCGAAGCCTGGGGCGAGAACGAAGAAACAGCTGGGGCGCCCTTCGTGGGCGCTTCTGGCATAGAGCTAAATGAGGAACTTGAAGATGCAGGATGGCTGCGGCCAGGAGCCGCCCGAGCTATCAACAGCCGACTATATCAAGCAAATAGAGGAGGACTTAGCTGGGATCAAGCAGTGCGCTATCGAGATAGCGAATATTCTAGGTCTGGACTTGCCCTCACAAACTGCGTCTCCGCCCGACCCCCTGGAAACAAGATCGAAGCCTTCTTCCATACCCTCACCGAGGGCCGAAGGCTCGGCCTGGCTCCAGTTAACGGTAGAATGCCAAACGCCCTTCTCCGCGAGGGAATTGAGCGACTTACGGACCTTGTGCGGCGCACTCGCCCAGCTCTTGTGCTCTGCCTTGGTGGAACGCCACTTTGGGCGCTGTCAGGTCACGATGGCATCACACGTTGGCGCGGCAGCCAGCTCCGGTGCCTGGGCGATCAGCCCCTCGCTTGCACCCTTCATCCGGCCGCTGTCCTCCGAGAATGGCCCTGGCGGCCCATCGTAGTCCATGACCTGAGGAGAGCGCTTCATGAGTGCGACAACCCTACACATAACCCTGAATGGGATTTCCTCGTCCGACCAACACGAGATCAAGTCCTGGACTATCTCGATCGCCTTGGCAGTGCCGACGGTCCTCTCGTGTCCGACACAGAAACAACTGGAGGACATATTGTCTGCATTGGCTTCGCAGATAGCGCACGAAGGGCCATCTGCATCCCCTTCCTCGATCCCGGCTCCGCCGATGGAAACTACTGGCGAAGCGCCGAGGATGAGTGGGCTGTCATCCGAGCTATCCGACACGTACTACAAACACGCCCGATAGTCTTCCACAACGGCCTCTACGACATGCAGGTCATCCGCCAGGACTGGGGCTTCTGGCCCAACTGGACGGATGACACGATGATCGCCCAGCATGTGGCCTTCCCCGGAATGTTAGGAGCAGGCATTGACCCAGTCACCGGCACCACCAGCAAGAAGGGATCTAGCCTCGCTCTTAGCTTCCTTGCCTCGATGTATTGTAGTCATTACAGCTTCTGGAAAGATGATGGACGTCTTTGGGACCCCTCCACCACAGACGTGGATAGTTACTGGCGATACAATTGCGAAGATTGCGCCAGAACCTTTGAGTGCCATACTGCGTTGCAAGGGATATTGGGTAGTGCCGGATTACTGGAACAATATATTTTTCAATGTGCCGAACTTGGGCCGGCCACCCTCCGAATGATGTCCCGTGGCCTCCGCTGCGACGTGGAAGAACGCGCCCGGATGCTCCACTCCGTCAAGGACGAACTCCACAAGCTGGATGACTGGTTCGAGCGCGTTCTCGGCCATCCCCTCAACCCCCAGTCCAGCCCCCAGATGAGGAAACTCTTCTATGATGATCTACGTGCGCCTACTCAATGGAAAGGTCGTGGAGAAACTCGTGCCCTCTCATGTGATGATGAGGCACTGGAGAAGATTGCGGGGCTTCGCCCGGCTTTCCGTCCACTCACCAACGCCATTAGCTCCCATCGCACACTTAGTGTACTTGGCGGCAAAGCGACGCGCGCGTCGAAGTCTATACTTACCTGCAATCTGTCGTCAGATCATCGGCTCCGCACCACGCTCAACCTGTGCGGCGCAGAGACCTTCCGCTACGCCTCCGGCCCCACGGCCCAAGGCGAAGGTTGCAACCTCCAGAATATCCTCAAGGTGAAGGAATGAGCGAGGATGACTGGCTACGAGACGGCTTCATCCCTCGTGACGAGCTACACTGGCTAAGACAAACGCCTGAATACCATTACTTCTATGGCACCAAAAGGAGAACTCTCTTGCCCATCTCCCCAGATAAGTATCTCCTCTGCAACAAGGACGGCTGGATATCGGTGCGTAGCACCGATGGCGTCCTGCTTGGTTGCATCCCAGGGGCTCCGCCCCAAGAGGACTACATCAACGCGCCGGAGCCCCTCGGCTCCGTGGCCGTGTGGTCCGCCATGGTCTTCTGCCTCGTGCCCACGCCCGAGCAGATCCAATGGCTTTCCCGCTGGCCAGGCTTCGTGCCGGTGGCTACGCCACCCACAGCGGCCCAACCCCTGCCCTCCGACCAGAGCGACTTAGCGGAGGCACCATGACCACGCGCGAGCGTGCGCAGCAACGTCGGGCACTCTACGCCGCTGCCCAGCAGATCTTCTGCACAGATCCCCTCAACCTAGTCGCCTGGCAGGTCAACGGCCTGCCCCGCCGTGGCCGGCGCGTAGAGTATCCAGGGCCGTGAAGTGCCCCAAATGCGGCTTCCCCAAGACCATTATCGAGGCCGTCCAACAAGTCGGCTACGTAGTCGCCCGCAGCCGTTACTGCATGGACTGCCTTAACACCACTACCACGGTCGAAGTGCCCAGAGACCTGCTAACACCGAGCGAGATATCCCGCATCCAAGGCACGAGGCACTACCGCCATGCAGCTCCCCGTCCTCCGTCGCCTGATCCGCCCAGACCCCGGCATGACTCTCCTCGACCTAGATCTGAGCGCGGCTGATGTCCAGGTCGTGGCTTGGGACAGCGGAGACGAGCTACTTAAGGCCCAGCTCCGCGCCAAGGAAGACATCTACACAGAAACGGCCACTGGCCTCTGGGCTGACCCTCGCCTACCCGCCTCCCGCGGGTTGCGCAAGAACTGTGTCCACTCTGCCGATTACGGCGCTAACTTCAAAACCATCGGGGATAAATACATTGGCAACCGATCCGTCGCCCAACAGTGGCTCACCAGTTGGTTCAAGCTACATCCAGCCATCCGAGCGTGGCAACGCCGGGTCGAGTTCGACCTTCAGACGAGCCGCACTATACATAATCCGTGGGGTTTTCGTCGCATATATACTGACCGTCTTGATGCTCTCCTTCCTCAAGCTCTGGCTTGGATAGGCCAATCCACCGTCGCCATAACCATCAACAAGATCCTTCTCCGTGTTGACCAGGCCGAACAGACCGAAGGTCTGCCGTGCTGGCTTCTCCTTCAGGACCATGACAACCTCATTATGCAATGTCCAACGTGCCAATTGGACCAGGTGGTGCTACGCCTCGCGGAACTGAGCCGAGTGCCAATCCCCTTCCCCGACCCCCTCATAATCTCCGCGTCATTGAAGGCGAGCAGCCGCTCGTGGGCAGACGTAGAGCCACTGGACAGCGCAGCTGTCCTGACTGGATAAAGGAGTACATCGATGTCCTGGCCCCGAACAGCGAAGCTCCCGAAAAGTTCCACTTCTGGGTGGCAGTTAGTACGATCGCCGGCGCGCTACGGCGGCGCGTATATATTGACCAAGGGACATTCCAGTGGTATCCCAACTTTTTTATCGTTCTCGTCGGTGAGCCCGGTATTGTTAAGAAGGGCACAGCTATTAAGACTGGCCTGCGCCTGCTTCGCAACATCCCTGGAGTTAATCTGGGAAGCGACGTGGCCACATGGCAAGGCTTCCTCAAGCAGCTAGAAGAAGCTCAGGATAGCTTCGCCATTGGGCCAGCCAACGGTCCCATTGCGGAGCGCAAGCACATCACCACCTGTGCACTCACCATCCCCATCACCGAGTGGGGCACCTTCATCGACCCCCGCGACCCAATCATGATCAATATGCTCACCAAACTATGGGACTGTGAAGATGGCATCAGCCTCTCCAAGACAACGCTCACACAAGGCGACATTACTATCGTCAACCCTTTTGTCAACATGCTGGCCGCAACAACGCCGACTTGGATGCGTGATAACATACGCACTCAATTTGGAGGCTGGGGGCTATCCAGTCGAATTATCTTTGTTTTCGCCTCCCGACCGGCACGGATCGTCACCTTCCCTGATGAGTTCCAGACAGCGCAGATCCTCCGGGAGAGGATGAAGCCCCTCCAGGCAGACCTAGTCGCCATCAGCCAGCTCCAGGGCACCTACACCATCACCCCTGAGGCGCGGGCCTACGCAAAGGAGTGGAACAATGCCCACGTGGATCGCCAGGTCAACCTTCAGACGCAGCCTGAGCACAATCCTTGGCTCTCCTATTATCTTGCTAGGAAGCTTGATTATAGTTTTAAACTCGCTATGGTATATTCTGCATCTCGCAGTGACACTCTTGTTATTGACCGCCTTGAGATTGCTGATGCGATTGCACGGATGGACGAAGTCGAGGGAGAGATGCGGAACATCTTCGGAGAGAGCGAGAGGGCTTCGCCCTCTGGCGCCTCCGCCGCCGCCCGGATAAACTCCCACGCCTGGGGCCATCTCTACCGCGGCCTCCAGGTCAACCCACGGATGCGACCCGACCACGTCCAGCGCTTCCTTGCTCGCTACATGGACTTCCGAAGCGCCAAAGACTTCCTCATCCAGCTCATCGCCATGAACTACATCGCCCAGGAGCAGGACGCAGAGGGCCTCTGGGTCACGCTCGGCCCAGAGGCCCGGCCCTAAGCCGCAGAGCGGCTGGCCAGACGAGTGCGCTGTACGAGAAGTGCGCGAAGTCCAGGATGAAGTGGGCGCGTGCCAGCCACGGGAAAGCGTTCGTCACGCCTCGATCTTCAAGCCAGCGGCCGGTGAGCGCGAGCGGCACGAGCAATGCGATAAACAGCCATCTTCGCGGCGAGGCCCAGCCCGACAGACTGATATCCCCCAGCCAGTGAAATAGGGTCATCGGCGCTACCAGGATCGGCAACACAAACGCCGCCAGCGTCAGCCCCAGCCACCCGGTACGCATGTCTAGGCGCTGCGTCGGCGTCTTCGCCCGCCACCGAGTAAGCGCCCAAAACCCATGATGCTGCATCGCGTAGTGGTAGCTGTTCCACGCCAGGTAGCAGAGCCAGACATCCCCATAGGGAAATGTGAATGCCCCTACGGCGCCCGCCAGTGGCAACACGATGGAAAGATGCCAGTTCCGTAGCGCGACGCGCCGCATCTCCGGCTCCGTCCACGCCAGCACGATCGGCGAAAACAGGTGCCCGGTGTTAAGAACAGCTCCAGCGGCGCCGAGCAACCCGATCACTCGACCGTACCATTACACTGCTGGTTCGCTGGAACGGTGGTAGTGTGTGGGTCGGTCGTCTCGACCCACGCGGGGCACGTATCAAACTCAACCCTGTATATCCACACGTCACGCGCCGACAGGGCGTTGAAAGTGGCGCCGCCGCTGTAGCTGCCGCCCGGCCAGGGTAGATCGGTTATCTCAAAATCATTACACGGGTTGCAGTTGTTTGACGTGACGTGATGTGCACCGTGCATTCCACTTATCCCAGCGTCGATGTCAATCCACGTCGGCATCCCATTCGGTTGGCGGTACAGCTGGGTCAGCTGGTTGTTATGAACGCAGGTATTGCCATCGCCGCACCGAGACACGCCGTCGATCGGAACGTTGA